GCGGATAACTCCTGCATTTATTCCGACACTAACACTGTTCTTTCACCGTCCGAAATAGATTCCTTTACGTCCACGATTACGGATAAGAACATTGCAGCCGGTGTTGCACTGCTTCTCGAATCCGATCCCGATTTACAGCCTTTTTTAAAGCCGCAGTCTTGGCCAGCTTTAGCAGGTGATACGGTTGTAACCTCCGGCCCCGCGACTGTTACGGGTGAAACTACCGTTTCAACTAAAACCGAAAACGGCCATACAACAACCACGACTAAAGCCGTCCAGTACGGATTGACGTATACACCTGGGAAAACGGCGGTCAAGACCACCACCACGACCACCACTGCCGTTGACGGTGTTAATACCTCCACCGTTGTCGAATCTAATGCCTCTGGTACGGTCGATAACTCGCCCGAAACAGCGCCGTCTACCGAAACGGCTCCGGCTGAGGAGCCGATTACCGATTGTGCTTTTATGCCTACGGTATGCAGCTTTATTGAATGGGTTAAAACGCCATTTACCGAACCGTCAGGTTCACAAGACGTACCTTTAATACAAGATATACCTGCTCCATCGATTAGCATGGGTGGCTCCTCTGGTTCATGCCCTTCCCCCATTGTGGTTAATACCTCCTTTGTCGGTAATATCGAGGTTAGTTATCAACCTCTCTGTGATTTTGCAATCTACCTGCGGTTTTTAACTATTGGCGGCGCTTTGCTATTTGCCATTTATATAAATATGGGCATCTCAAGGAGTACCAATTAAATGCAAGCCATTTTGATTCCCTTATTTGGTTTCATCATTTCATCCGCAATTGTCAAAATACTGCTCGCCTTAGGCATTGGTTTCTTTACCTATACCGGATTGGAGGCATTGATAGGCCAACTGCTCGATATGTTCGCATCTAATATGAACGGGATTCCAGTTTCTGTTATGCAACTAATGAACCTTGCAGGGTTCTCACAGGCATTCAGCATTCTATCTGCTGCTTTGCTAGCACGTGCTGCTATTCAGTCCATGAAAGCATTTGTCGGGGCCATTACGCTGTGATTAACCTAATTACCGCTGTACCTGGCTCTGGAAAAACACTCTGGACTATTGGCGAAATACTCCGTCTACAAAAAGAAGGTAGAAAAGTTTATGCAAATATTGTGGGTTTGCTTATTGATGGTGTCTTGCCTTCACCTGATGACTGGCGGGACACGCCGGAGGGCTCTGTCGTCATATATGACGAATGTCAGGAAATTTTCCCCAGCAATGCAAAGCCGGGTCTTGTCACTGATGAAAGACTTACAGGAATGGAGCGCCACCGGCATACTGGCCACGATTTGTATTTTATTACTCAAGCCCCTACTTTCGTCCATCACCACATTCGAAAGCTTGTCGGCCGTCATCTGCATCTGTATCGGCCTAATGGAATGCAGGGCGCTAATATCTACACTTGGAACTTTACTTGCGACTCTCCGAACGATCGTCAAGAACAAGAGCGCGCAGATCATGAAATCTGGAAATTCCCGAAAGAAAATTACAAATATTATAAGTCGGCGACTGTTCATACCCATAAATTCCGGTTTCCCAAAAAAATCGGTCTTGTAATATTTCTGGTTCTCTGTGGGGCTTCTTATGTCGGCTATCAACTGAAAGATGGTTTATTCAGCCATACCGATAAAGTTGCCAATATTTCCGATACCGGCAAAGGGGAAAAGGCAGAGCCTCCCCTGCCGGTCGTTGCTTCTACTAATTACGCTTGGTCATCTGCCCCTTCTGCTGTTCCTGTTGCTGGCTGCATTGGCTCTGAAGCCCGCGGTAAATGTATGTGTTTTGATAAAGACGGAACCACTCTCGCGATGGATGATGGTCAATGCTTTTCTGTTATCAATTCTCCCCTCCCCCGTTCATTCTCTTTTGAAAAGAAAAAAGACTCTTAAATTTGCGCCTTCCTTGGCGCATTTTTAATTCATCCTCTCCGCAAAAAGTCACGTCTTTTTGCCATCACCACCTGGCTCTGGTCGGTAGAACTCTTCTAAATGGTCGGGCCTGCTGTTGGCTCGGCTGCGTTCTCCGCTGGCTCTGCCAGCTCCGCACTTCGCCGCACCCTGATTACTTGCTTTTTCTACTTCGTGCAGTTACTTTTCATCGGACGAAAAAAAAACGCGCTTCCCCTTTACCAGCAGAAAACGCGCCCTAGACAGCCGTGATATTAGGTAAAGATCGGAAAGCGTGCAACCTCTTTTCATAAGGTTTTGCACAATGTCTGACTCTCTCCCTGCTTTTGAGACCGCGCAGCGGTCTGGGCTTGTCTCTATTAAAACAAGTGACACGGCCTTTGATCTTCATACCTGCGGTGCTTTTCCTGTCCGTGTCATGCCTACCAGACCCGATGCAATCCTGATTGATCAGGATGCAATGCGTCTGAAACGCCTTAAAAAAAACGTCATTACCTCTGCCCGTTACCATGTCCGCGAAACGGTACGGCATAAAGCTTTGATGGTCACTCTTACTTATCGACCTTGCGTTGAATGGAATGCTCGCCAGATCACCCACTACCTTAAATGCGTTCGCATGTGGTTATCACGCAAGGGCCATGCTTGCCGTTACGTTTGGGTTTATGAATTAACCAAAGCTGGCCGTCCGCATTACCACGTGTTGTTCTGGCTTCCAAAAGGTTTGACTATGCCCAAGGCCGATAAACGTGGTTGGTGGTCGCATGGTATGACCAGAACCGAATGGGCTAAAAACGCCGTTGGCTATTTGGCTAAATACGCCTCAAAAGGTACTGATGACGTTATCCCCAAAGGCGTTCGTCTGTACGGCGTGGGCGGCTTAACTATCGGTTCACGTCTCAATCGCGCTTGGTGGAATCTTCCGACCTGCGTCCGGCATTGGGGCTTCCCTGCTGATTTGTGGCGGCGTTGTCCTGGGGGTGGCTGGGTTTCTCGACGTTCTGGAGAATGGCGGCAAAGTCTGTGGTCGGTTTCTTTAGTAGGAGGTCGCGTCTTTGCCTTTCCACGTCCTCACACCATCGAGTCACCATTAGATCAACTGATTCAATCATTGAAATCCTGTTGCTGGCGCACAGTGCTTTGAAACGGCTGTAAAACACTTGACAAGCAAAAGCCCTTTATCTACTTTTGCCATGCACTTTGCTACTTTTCGACAACGTGAGGTTTTCCACTATGCTCCGAATTGAAGTTGAATCCCAACAGATCGCAACGCGATCTGGCATTTCTTCCAAAACGCAAAAGCCATACACCATCCGCGAGCAAAACGCGCTCATGTTCCGCGACGGTGAAAAATATCCAGAGCGGATAAAAATTACTCTGGATGATGGCACCACTCCATATCCTGTCGGCAATTATCAGCTTCACGACCTGTCGTATTCGGTCAACCGGTACGGTGCACTTCAGGTTCGTCCAGTGCTTTCGCCTTTGAAAAATCAGGCTGCTGCCTAAATGTACGTTTGCGCTGAACTTGCCGGTACCGCTTGTGCAAATTGGGTTGAGCGCGCATATTTGCTCCCTCCGTTATCCGTGACGGATGGGGCAATACTCGGGGGCAGCGTTCTGGCCGTCTACGTTACCGCGTGGGGGTTTTCGCTGCTGGTTCGTCAATTGCTTAACCAATGGTAAGGGGTTCTTTATGAACACTACAGCTCTGGTGACTGCTGTTCAGGGTGTCGGTACTGACATCACCGCAGTGGGTGGCGCAATTGTTCTGGTGGCTGCTGCTGTTATGGCATTCCGCTGGATCAAGGCGTCGTTTTTCTAAGCAACACAACCGGCCCTCGGGCCGGTTATTTTTTGGGGTTTTATATGGGTGAGGAGCATTTAGGGTGGCTTATCTTCTTCGTCATTGTCTCGTCGGGCTTCTTTCTTTTGCCTCGCTGAATGCTTTTGCCCTTCAGTCTTTCGACACTATTTCTCCTTCCGGTACGGCTGGTACTGCATCTGTCGGCACCTCTTCAGTTGCGGCTAAAACAGTTCGTAACTGGAATAAAGCTATTGATTTGGGCAATGGTCAAAAATTCAAGTTCGGCGCGATTGAAACGCGCAACTATGGCTGGGGAACTATTCGTTCCGGCATTTCCAAATTGCTTAAAATCAAGCCTTCAGCCCTTGCCGTTAACGTCGGAATCATGGCTGCGCTCACTGGCGTTGGTTATCTGCTTGATCCTGCCAATAACTCTATCCAGAAAAAAGTAAAAGAACCCGAACCTTCCTCGTCGGGTCTCACTGGTTTTACTGCTGGCGAAACAACATACGGTGTCCAATCCTCTCCGGCAGCTGCTTGTCAGGCATATGCAACCTATTTAGCTGGTGGTGGTGCGTTGGGCTATTACTATTCACATTACACGCCTGTTGATCCGTATCCTGCAAAATCCCAATCATTTTATTGCTATTTCACTACGCCATCCGATCCTGTTGCCGCTGCCTATACTACTGTATCGGGTGTAGGGCCCTGTTTTGCGGATAACTCCTGCATTTATTCCGACACTAACACTGTTCTTTCACCGTCCGAAATAGATTCCTTTACGTCCACGATTACGGATAAGAACATTGCAGCC